ACAGACTTCTCTTGTATTACTCGACCAAGGGAGCGTACCCCCAAAGGATCAACAAAAAGATGGTCAGAGCCAATGTTGCACATAGCGTCTTGGTTAACGAGTCCCACATCCCTGATAGCGTCCTCTAGCTTTAAACCATTCTCGCCAGCAGGATCTCCCTGTGCGCCAGAGTAGATAAGGATTGAGTGCCGACCAAAGATAATCAGGAAGCCATTGTGTGCGGCTATGCCCTGAATCTTGTCGTTACCTGTAGGCCAGTACTCTCTGACATCAATGATGCCGCCTGAGTTGAAGGGGTCTTCACCCTCTGGCTTTTCCTCAGAGGAATCAATAGAGCCGTCATACCACTGATAAGGCACAAGAAGATCAGAGTAATAAATGACATCATAGTTGCCGTTAACACCACTAACCCAAAGGCGACCATAGGCGGCACAAGCAACATCTCCGTTAAGCTCTGGAGCAAGGATGTTAAGCCCAAGCGGATTCCCATACTCATCAAGACCTCTATCGCCATCTCGCGGCGGCTTGTAATTAGGATGGTCAGATATGAGGGCAGATGACCCCCTAGAAAAAGCTATAGGCGGCTCGCCCTTGCTAAATAGAAATATGCTGTCCATGAATGGGACAAGCTGGCAGTCAGTAAGACCGTTCTTTGGCCTCCACTGCCCCAGCCTTGATAGCTTTGGCCCTTTAATCTCAAAGACTATGTAGTAATCATAATTCTGTACAGTAAAGTCTCGCTCCTGACTGTACTCCATCACCCCGTATTCTGATTGAGGGCGATTGTATTCAGCGTTATATGCTTGCTCTGGCACATAGACCCCAGCAATACCAACAACTGTGTGATCGTCAAAGCTAGTAGTAAATCCACCGTTATACTCATCACGGCCATACTGCCCTATACCGTATTGACTTCCCTGCGCCTGCTCCACAAATCGGTGAGCGTTTTTTCTGGTTGGCCCCTCCTCTGGCAATGGCTCTGCATTCTCTGTAAGAAGAAGGCCGTTGTACTCAGCCATGTTGTATTCAGCACCAACCTTCAGTAAATCATTTAGCTGTTCAGGATTAATAGGGTTTCCGTCAGCGTCTACTTCTGGCAATGGCTCATAAGCAGTATCGCTGTACTTTGCAATCTTCCATGCTTCATTTGTAGCGGGGGTCATCTGGTCATACATGACCGTTTCCATCCGCACAATGTCGTAATCTTCTTCTGGCTTCAGCTCCCAGAAATCAGTTTCCCAAACAAAATCAGCAAAGGCTTCGCGAGCGGCAAGCCTGCCCACCCTGTCAATCACAGCATTTTCAGCCTTAAGGGCAAACTCTATGCTTTGCTGAAACGGGCTTACCTCAGAGTTTAAGCCCTGAGATCCCGGCCCCTGAATGCTTAACTGTTGTAACTGCATTACACGGCTTCCCAGATATATTCGCCACGACTGTTGTTAACGTCCCACGATATAGCGTCAGACAAATATTGCTTAGCCAAGGCAAACCCCTGCTGTGCAGTAGCGCCTCCAGCCTCACCTCTTTCTGAAATGGCATAAGCCAAGGCAAAGTGCATGACAGGATCATCAGGCACAATAATTAGATCCTCATCAGCATACAAAGGAGAAGGCTGTGAATATCCATAAGCAAATAGCTGAGATCCTTTTTGACCCCATTGCCCTAATCCAAACTGAGCTTCAGTGTATTTATAGACATCACCAGTGCCGCCATAAGAGTTGTCAGGAACAGGCCATACCTCTATCTGTACGCACTTTTCGTTGAAGGGTCTAATGACCTCGTCTTCCTGCCCATACCCAGCAAACGAACCATACTCACTTTCGTTATATTCTGATGACTTCACAACGATAGGGCTGGCGTCTCCTAGATTGACCCAGCCGGGAGCAAACCACAGGGGCCTACCCTGTCGTGACGGCCTGCTAGATATTTCGTGCATGTTCACTTCTTCAATAAGGGGGCCATCGTCGTAGCGAATAAAGCTGATAGTTGACTGCTCTGTGCCACCTCTTAGGTTGTAACGGTTAACACCATGAGCAAGATCAAGTATCCATACAGTTCTGAATGCATTCCAAGTATGCGCTCGCATTACAAAGTTACGGGCGTCATTAACCAGCTTGCATACCATCTTCTGCTGGGGGTCTAGATCCTTGCTTAGTACGCCTTGTTCAGAAGTTATCTCTATCTCCCTCATGCGAACCAATACTTCATTAATCATTTCAAGGTAGTTCATGCGTTTCGCTCCTGTCCAAAATCCCAAACCGCCCTGCCGATCTTCTGATAAGGATCTTTCTCACTACCAAAATTAAGAGCTAGTGAACCCATTGACACACCGGGAATGCCTGAAAGCATCCCAGCCAAAACCTTCAACCTTGCTTTTTTGTAAGGCGATATCTTTGTATAGCCATATAGATCCGTCCAATCTGTGAGCGCCCCGCCCCTGCCTCCAGTTGGAATTCCTAGCCCACCACCACCGCCGCCATCGCCGCTTGTCAATACATCAGTTGGATCAACAGCCTCTTCGCTACCAGCAAGAGTCTTATCCGTAATGACAGCGTTTTCGTTTACATTAGTTTCAGTACCGTCTAGCGTCTTATCCGTGCTAACAGTGGTTTCGCCTGCATTAGGATCAGCACCGGCTAGCGTCTCATCTTTGCTGACAGCGGTTTCGCCCGCATTAAGGTCTGTTGTATTACTGCTGGCATTGCTGTTAGAAGAATCGCCACTATTGGCAACCACAACTCCATCAATAATCCCCTGAGTGATTGCATCAGTCACCGTGATATCTGAGCCGGGAAGCGTAGAAAGGGCATCAACCGCTAATGCTTGATCGTTGCCAGCGTTGATTATAGCGGTGCTACCTGATGCAATTGCATCTGCGCCAGCGTCGGCTACAGCTTGCATATCGCTAATGTTTATAGCGTCTGTTATTGACCTTCCCTCACCGCTATCTAAATTGGCACTTATGTTATTTGATCCCGTGCTGTATTGATCAATGCCAGTCAGCAAGCCTAAAATTTCAGTCGTTCCTCTTGGATTTACTGAAAAGTTGTATGTTTCATCTAGCGGCCCATAAGTAATTAGTCGCACTAAATCTCTGGCAGATCCATTTCCAGCCATGTATTCGGCTGGATTAATTCCATAGGTATTCTCAAAATTCTCATTAGCAAGTGCGTCAAGAAAGCCGTTGGTATCAGTGTCTATTGGCGTAATTGGATCTTTAAAATGCTCCCAGCCATCAACCTGTCCGTTATACGCGGCCACTGGGTCAACACCCATTTCCCACATTTCTGTGTCTGTGTATCGCTTACCATCTGGGCCAACAAAGTATTCTCCTATTGCCCACTGACCGCCACCCAGAAATCGATTAAGCCCTGTGGTTGGCAATGTCGGGATGAATGACAGCAAGCCATCTTTGCCTATCAAGCCACCAAGGTCAGACCTTCCAACCATGCTGTTAGGGCCACCGTACTCTGGCGGCCCCATGCCACTACCAGAGGTATTTCCAAGCGAAAGAGCGCCCACTGCGGCATCGTATAGCTCGTCTGCTGGCAGAGAAGGCAATCCCTGTGCCGAACGCTCTGCGGATATTTGCCTCATTTTTGATTCAATTGAATGCTGACTTGTATCGTCAAACAAGTCCGTAATTGCCTTGGTTCCAGCGCCCAAGCCGCCAGCAATCAATGCTGACTTAAGATCAACGTCACCCTCTGCAATACCCTGACTCACTACGGAATTGCCAGCGCCCTGAAGAAAACCTCCAACTACATTGTCAGGAACAATGTTTACCCCTGTCCCTGTTGCCTGCCCAAACTTCTCTGCAAGTTTCCCGCCGGGGTTTATGCCACCGATAACAGCACTGGCAAGAACAGACTTCGGGTCTATGCTCCCGGTAAGAAGCCCCTGAGTAGCGGCGTTTGTTGCCCCAGCCGCTAACCCTGTAGCAAGTTTGCCGCTACTGACAATCCCGCCTAATCCACTAGCTAATGCAGGGGTTGCACCAGCCGCTAAGCCAGACGCAATAAGCATCTTGCCGTAATCAATAGGGCCTAGATGGTCATCTACCTTGTAGGTCTTCTGGTATCCAGAGCCTGTCCACTTAAACTTATCACCATCGTCATTCTGAATAAGCGGCTCAATGCCATACTTTTCCATTAAGGTAGAGCCAGCCTCGCTACCCATCCACTGCTCAAAAGCAGAGGTTCTGGCGGCTACCCTGTCCTGTATAATCTTCTGCTGTATCTGCTCTCTTTGCCCCGGCTTCCATGCAAGATCTTCGCCGTTAAGAAACGCCCATTCTTTAGAGCCTGTCTTGTATTCAGGGTTTGCCATCATCCATTCAGCAGACTGAACGAAATCCTGAGAGTCGTTGATGTAACCCATGTAACTATCAAAGGAGCCAAACTTATCTTGTAGCTGACCAGAATCTTGATACTCCTTACGTATCTGATCCTCTGTCATCTGAACAAGTTGAGAGGTTTGATTAGCCGTGGCACTGCCGCCAAAAGGGCTGTTAGCACCCCCCTTGGCCCTGCTGGTAATTACCCAATAATTGTTTTGGTCACTCATTATTAATGCCTAACCTTGAAGTAAGCTGTTAATCAAAGATCGACGGTTGTTAGAAACAAAGTTTGTAAGCATTCCCTCTGCGCCAGTAGCAGGCTGATAGCCAATAGATACAGGCGAAATCATATTGAACATTCCAGACCCTTGAGGATCAGCATTCCTCATGTTCATCTGGGTAGGGCCAAAGCTCGGCGTGTAATTCTCAGCCGTATCGTGAGGCCCAAAGCTCGGCGTGTAATCCTCGCCTAAGTTGTAAGCACCAGCTACGCCATTGCCCAAGCCAATCATTTGATATATCTGCTCTTTACTATGGCCGTCCATATAAAGAGAACCCATCATGTCGGCTAGCTGTGTGGCCTCATCAAACATATCTGAGGTCAGCAGTCTGGCTGTATAGTTGCCGTAGCTATTTGTGTTGCCTTTATCCCACTCCAAAAGCATGTCATTAAGAATGTTTCCAGCATGAGATTGATTGCCGTTAACGCCATTTCTTCTGACATAACCAGCAAAGTCGATAGGATCTATCCCTGACCTGTAAGTAAAGTCTCTGTTCTGGCGCTCTTCATAAAGCTCATTTGGAGCGAAATATATGGAGCCATCATCCAGAACAGTAGCGCCATGCACTTCTTCAATTCCCTGTATGCCGGGAGTGCTGGTGTCGTAGTCAGCCGACATATTATTCTCCAGTGCAGACAAAGCCATCAAAGGTAGGGACGCAGTTCAAGCCTGCATTCTCTTCCTCTTCAGTAGTGTCTGTGTAGGTTTCCTCTCCTACAGTAAATGAGTACGGCTCTCCGCTTTCAGAAAGAAACGCCAGCAGACTTTCCAATGTCATCTGCTTATCACCATAAGTCACATAAGAGTTATCAGTGTTATCAGACTGATCGTTATATGAGTCTGCATTCTCTGTGTTGTAGCTATCAGTTATTTCACTACTCGTAGTTGTTTCCGTAGTTGTCGTTGTCTCCGCCACAGTAGAAGCCTGATCTTGAGAGATGCTTGCAGAATCACTAAGCGCGTAGTTATCACCGCTAACAAACAGTCCACTCGTCTCAGCCGCCGCAATACCCACTTCCGCAACCGCCTCAACAATTCTTGAATCTTGGAGAGCATCATTGATCTGCACCCTCGCCGCATTATTTGACTGAGTTTTGGCAACATCAGCGTTGATATAAGCCGTTGCTACCCCCGTAGTGACATTGGCTAAAGGAGCCGCTAAGACCTTGGCAAACTCTAGACCTTGGTTCTGTAATGGCTGTAATGGGACTATCCTAGTATCGTTACCGGAGCTTTTCTCACCAACGCCCTGCACTGCAAGCGCAACAGTAACCGCAGAAGCCTGCTCTGGATTCGCCAAGGCAACTTGAGCCAAAGCCTTATAAAGCTCTGCTTTAGCCATTGCTTCAGCCGCTTTCTGATCTGTTGTTGCATCTGCCTGACTCCTTACAATATCAATCTGGCCTTGCACGTGAGCCTGCCTTTCTTCCAGTGATGTGCATCCAGATACAGCCACAAGTAAAGCCGCTAAAAGTAATCTCATGCTACGTCCCCGCCGCCTCAAATAAGTCATCAAGTTGTTCATCAGTAATACCAGCCGCCTCTGCAACCTCGGTCACCCACTCATCAAGCCGGTTGATGGTCGTGGCATAGCCCCAGTGAATGGCGTAGGGCGTGACATCCACACCCTCGTATTCAGCCTTAGCATCTAGGGTGGCCACAGCCGCGCTAATAACGCCGTACACGCCTATTTGATCTAGCTGTAGTCTGAGGTTCTCGTTGGTCGCAGAGAGGCCCTGACGCTTCTGTGCGAGCTTGTTAGCCTCGTACTCAGCTATCTGCTCATCTACCGTGGCATCCTCTGTGGCGGTGAACATAGGCGCGGCCTTATAGGTCTGCGTCCAGTTACCATTCACCTGAGTGACGGCGTCTCTCACTACCACCTCATACTCACCAGCCTCTGGGCGCTCACCCTCAAGAACCGGATCAACACCCAGCCCCTCGCATGTGGCGTCTGTCCAGACCCGTGGCAGTGAGACGTTAGGGTTCATTCGGCGAATCTCGCCTTGAGTATGAACGCCTCCGGTTTCTCGTACTCTGTAATTGCTCATAGTTGATAGTCCTATGCTATTGCGTAGTAAATGTATTTACCGGTATTAGCGTTGATTGCATCTGGTGCAGATGATGTAACCGTGAAACCACTGGCTAGTGGGTCTATATAGTCGGTGTTTGTGACTTGCGCGGCTGTATCGTTAAGCAGTAGATACGGATCATTACCAGCTACAATTCCGCGCTTTGCGTCCCAGACATACCAATCGCCACTAACGTCAGTGCGCTTAATAAGCACAAACCTAGCGCCAGCACTAAAGCCGCAGTGTATGTTTAGGTCGTTGCCTGTGCCTGTGTAGCTACCCACCTTTGATATGCCGGGGACGCTAGCAAAAAAGTAGGCTATGTAATTCTGACTGAGCGAATCCCACTCATATCCCGGCCCGCCAACGGTGAAGCCCGTGCTTGTCGGGGCTGTATTGTTCCAATCGCTGGTCATCTCTACAGGCTGATAAGCATGCAACCGTACTCGTCGGTCGGCACCCAAGTCCTTATGGTAAACACTCCAACCAGCACCTCGCTGTTCGGGGCGAGACTTAAAGATCATCATCTCAGGGACAACGCCAAGGCTGTGCGGTCTTTCTCGTAACTCGCCACCGGAGCCCCCACCCGTCCACGTCACAACATCAAAGAACCCGGGGGCGCGTCTCCACATCCATGACACGTTGTCTGCGTTCTGGCCTGCACCTTCATACCATCGGTCTGGGTAATCGAATTGCGCCTTTGGCTCGCTCACCTCTCCCGCAGTGCTATTTGTCGTTAATTTTCTTTCTCCCATAAGGCGGGCCATGACGTTGTTATCGTCAATGCCACTCAAGCTGTTTCGCTGAATGGCAAAGTCAACAGGGAACCCCGATTCAAACTGACCGTCTACGTTCATGGTATCAACAGCAAACAACTCCTCCGGCTCAAACTCCTCCGCTGGCTTGTTGGGCCTGCGGATGGCCATGTAGATGAATGTGTCGCCAGATTGGTTATATGAGGCGCTAGAACTGCTGATCTTAAAGCCGTCAGAAGTTACATAGAAAACATCTAAGTCGAGTTCATAATTAGACGATTCGGCGCTTAGATATGGTTTATTTGTGTCACGGCCCCCCATGCCACGCATGCTGTCAGTAATAAACCAACTGCTTGGTTGACTAGCATTTTTTACTAGGAGCCACTGAGGCTCAAACCCAAGATCAATTGTAGGGCCGTCATTGCTTCCGTTACCGATATAGCTCCCGCACTTAACCATCGACTCATCGGAGTCATCGTGGGCAAAGACGTAGGCTACGTATTCATATGGTTCCACGCATGTAGTGCCATTAACGCCACTTAGGGTGAATGTCTTGTCTGTCGGAGGGGAAACCATTTCGGATGAGCCTCCCTCTTTAGCGGTGTTGTTCAGTGCCAGAGACTTGGTATGCCCAAGACTCTTATGATAGACATACCAATCCCTGCCACCTATAGATGCGTTTTTAATGATTATCATCCCCGGCTCAACACCAAGGTTGTGCGAGAGAGTCAACCCGTTGTTGTCAGCCTTGTACGTTATAACGTCGAAGAACTTCCTAGCCTTTCGGAATGCCCATGAGACGTATGGAGATTGAACGCCGTTATAATTTGGCTTACTGGCGGTACAGGTAAATCCATCAGAGTTGAAAGTTATAGGAGCGTTGTCAATCTGCGGTGGCCCATTATTGCTAGAGTCAAGGGATGAATTTCCGCCTCGCTCAGTGTCTATAAGGACATGACCGTAAGCCGCGTCTCTTCTCTTAATCCAAACCAGACCGCCCTCGCCGTCGAGGTCGATGCCGTTCTCAATAGTTTGGCCTGCGCCCGTACCCTTGTACACATACGTGGAGAACACATCGTCAACGTAGCCGCCACCAGAGCCGCCGCCACCAGAGTTATCGCCACCGTTGTCAGGCTCAGAAGCGGCTACGGCTATTCCGCTAAGTCTGCGAGTCGGCATACTTAAATGTCCTTCCCTGCTACCAATCCAACGTAGCTAGCGCCAGCGTCACTGGTAGTAAAAATAAAGGCGTCAGTCTTATCTGCTGTAGCTGTAAGCTCAGGCGCACTGCCTCCCGGCCACTTAACCGATGCAGGCCACGTAACCGTGTATCCACTGCCGCTGGCGTCCTGAGTAACTGCCAGACTAAAACCAGAAGCTCCAGTAGCAGGAGCATCAGCAAAGCTGATAGTGGTATTGCCAGATAGCACCAGAGAGAAGCTCCCCCCAGCATTCATAGATACAGAGGGAGTTGTGCCAGTAAGTACACCGTGGCCTTCTGCCAAGCCATTGCCCTCAGTAGATAGGAAGTCCCCAGCAGGAACTTCTGAGATCTTCTCTGAGGTAGCGTCAACGTATGTAGGGATTCTGTTAGCCATGTGTTATCTCCTATGCGGCCAGCGGTAGCTCAAGCTCACCACCGCGTGTCATTACGGCTAACTTTTTGCCGTCTTGTGTTAAGGGGAGCTGTGCGACTCCAGAGCGCAGAGCGACAGGGAGCGTGTAGTCAGCGGAAGGGATAACAACCTCTTCCCAATTTTCTGACTGCCTGCCGTAAAGTTTCCCGTCATTAGGCGCATCAATAAAGCCACCACCGCTGGTAATTGAGTCTTCAATCTGATTCAGCCTGCCCTCAAGGCCGTCCACCTCAGACTGCTGATGCGTGTGAGCCTCTGGGGGGAACTTATCTGGCTTGCCTGTAATCTGATCCCATGCGGCAGGGCCACCGGAGCCACCATCACCACCGGAGCTATTGCCACCAATAGGCACAACCCTACCGTCACTAGCCCTTGTGTAGGCAGTGCCAGTAGAAGTATCGATTGCAATCTCACCAACCTTTAAATCACTAGGGCTTGGTATTCCTGTGCCACGCTTGTGCCTGATGACGGTCATGTCTTAGCTCCCGTTATAAAAGCCGCCGTCAATCTCTTTCTCAAGAGCGGCAACCCTTTTCTCAAGTGAGTCATTGACGGAAGGCAGTTCGATATTGTCAATATGAGACTCAATAACGCCCATAGATTTGGCAATAGCTTCAAAATCGTCAGAGAGATGACTGCCATATATGATCTTATTAGGATCAGTCGGAGGAAGATTGTCCCTCTGTCGATAGTTATGGATAGGCCAGTAAGACATTACTCTGGAACCGAATCTTGGAAAACAGACAAACAAAATCCAGTAGGCCAAACCACAGCCTGCACACCTTCTGGCTGACCAAGCTGATAAAAGCCAACAACAACAAAATCCTCCTCCAGATCTACAACTGTTGGACAGACAAAGGCAGTATTAACGGCTTTGTTAGCAAAGGCTGTTACTTGCACATTGGCTACTGCGTTTATATCTCCATTTGCACCACTGGAAGGCGCTTCAGTTACTTTGGGAAGTAGTTCCAAAAAAGTAATCTTTGCAAAATACCAATATTTTTCACCATTTATTTCCTGATTTATCCACTCAACCTTTTCAACGCCAAAAGACGTAACAATGTCTTCCCCGTTATAAGTGCAAGACGCAAACAATCTACCTCTGGCATCGGCGCGAATAAGATCTTTACTGATAGCTTTAAACTCTTCCGTAAGCTCGCTACCGCGAATAACTTTATTGGTGTTACCGGAAGGCAATGAATCCTTAGCGGCATAATCATAAATTGGCACATAAGGTGTATGAGACATAACTTTCTTCCTTTTAAAAAGCCCTCCCCTTTCGGGGAGGGAAGACTCTTAGGAGTTATCTACCTATGAAGTAGATCCTTTAGCCTGCTACATACATGACAACGCCGCACTCAGGACGGTAATCGTCCGTTCCGTACAGTGTGTCAGCAGTCATCAGGTCGGCAAGATATTCCTGCTTATACTGGGTCTGTGTACGCACAGCCATCTGCTCAGCAATTACCAGAGCGTCAGTGTGGAACAACAGGCAGGGCTTCTCGCCATCGCCGTTAGCAGGAAGATTAGTGCTGACGTAAACATCTACGCCATACAGCTCACCAATCTTGCCGTTAACAACACCACGACCATTAACAAAGTCGCTAGATACATAGCGATCAATGCCCATGATGTGGTTACGCGCTGAGGGAGG